TAATGGCTTATCAACAGTTTTTTTATGACAACCAAATACGAAGATACATAATTCAATTTGTAAGAATACTCAGTAATTTACAAGTTGAGTTTGGTAAAGATCGTAATGGAGTAACTGCGCTACAGAGAGTGCCTGTTATCTACGGCGACAGCAGCAGACAAGTGGCCAGTATTATTCAACAAGGCAGTGAAAATTATCTACAAAGTGTCCCAGCCATGGCTGTGTATATAAGTGGACTGGACTATGACCGTGCTCGTGTACAAAATCCCACTTATGTAGATAAACTAAATCTTCGAGAGCGTTACTATGACACTGCCACTGGTGAATATACCACTGTACAAGGTGATACTTTTACCATAGAACGATTGATGCCTGTACCATATAAATTAACACTCAAAGTTGATATATGGACCAGTAACACTGAACAAAAACTTCAGATTCTTGAACAGTTATGCACTTTATTCAATCCTGCTTTAGAAATACAAAGTACCGACAACTATGTTGACTGGACCAGCATCACTTATGTATTATTGACTGGTGTCAATTGGAGCAGTAAATCTGTGCCAACTGGCCCAGAAACTCCCACAGTAGAAACTGCCACACTAACTTTTGAATTACCTATTTTTCTAAGTGCGCCTGCTTTGGTCAAGAGACTGGGTGTAATTCAAAAAATTATTGCTAACTTATATGATGCAAATGGTAATATTAATACAGCAATTTATGACGATGCCAATCTATTGTCCAAACAATATTTCACTGTGCTAAATTATGGAATAATTTTATTAGAAAACACAGTAAAACTGGTCAAATACAACGAGCACGCAGTGGAACAATTTGGTGAACAAATAGTGGCCAATGTTATCAGTAACATTAGCGCAGGCAACACTAGAGTAAACTTAGACATAAATGCCAGTTCAATTGAACCAGGTATGGAGATTCTGGGACTGTCTTATCGAGGATTGGGCAATATCACTGCCAACACCAATAGTGTAACTGTAAATGGTGTGGGCACTAACTTTTTAACCACACTTTCTCCAAATGTAGTTCTTTACAACAGTAATAACACAGCATTAGGCACTGTTAGTTCGGTTATCAGCAATACACAAGTTAATTTAACTGCTAACAGTGCCGGCAATGTCACTGCCAATGCTTACAATTATTTAAAGTCTGCTTCAGTGGGTCGAACAAGAGTTCTAAGTACAGCAGGCAATACTGTGTTGGCCAGCAATTTGGTGTATGCTAATGTGGGTGACAGAATTGTGTTTACCGCAGTAGACTACAAATATGGTACCAATGAGCCATGGCGAGATATTGTCAATGTTTATGGTAACTTAGTGAACGGAAGTAGCCAGATCAGTGTAGAATTAGACAGTGGACTAGAAGTTGTTGGTACTGTGGCTTATAATCCCAACGACGACACAGTGTTGTTATGGAACCCAGACATTGACACTATTCCTACAAATACACTGCCTCCAATCAATGCTATAATAGATCCGTTAAGCAGCAGACCTAATAGAGATTTACAGTATTTGGCTAATGGCACTAGATATCTACTGGTAAATGACTATAACAGCCAAGAAACAGGTGCTAATGCCAGTGTGTACAATTGGTTAGGTATCGATAACACACCTCTTGTGGCCAATGCCAATGATATTATACAATATAACGGTAGTCACTGGATTGTAGACTTTAGAAGTAACACTGCAACCACAACACAGTACACAACAAATATGACCACAAGTACTCAGTACAAATGGGACGGGTCCCAGTGGACAAAGAGTTATGAGGGATTTTATCCTGCAGGACGATGGCAATTAATAATATAAATCAAGGCTGCGGCAGTTTAATTTATTGTACTGCCACTCAGCGATACCTTTTCTTATTAAGAAACAACGGTAGATATCCAGATTCTTGGGGGTTGGTTGGTGGTAAAATAGAACCCAATGAATCTATACTAGCTGGATTAATGAGAGAAATTAAAGAAGAACTAGGCGGAGAAATCACTGGTGCTAAAATAATACCTATCGAACAATATACTAGTGATAACAAAAAATTTATATATCATACTTTTTTAATTAAGGTTGATAATGAATTTGTACCTGAGTTAAACAATGAACACAAAGGATATTGTTGGGTGCCTTTAGATGCTTATCCTAAACCGTTGCACCCTGGTGTGTTTAGATCAATTCGTGCTGAAAAAACACGAATGAAAATTAGAACACAAGAACAGTTAAATTAGTTACGACCAACACTGATTTCAATAAGTTGCACACTGTTGTCTGCAATAGCCTGCATGGCTTTACCAACTACAGATCCCAACATTGCTTTAGAATGATCTATGGCCTGTGCTGTGCCTGCAATATGGCCACTGACAAGCACTGTACCTTTGTCAACTGGTCCTAATACTCTACAAGGTACTCGCCCCGATAACGCCACCGACACACTGTTTGGTGTTTGTAATGTTGCGTTCATAATGTACGCAGGGGTTGTGGACACTACCCCAGCAATGGCTGTATCATGATCTTTTGTACTTTGTGTAACTTCATACTCACCACCAAAAACTAAAACAGTACCTGGTTCATATTCAAAGTCTGCTTGATATCTTTCTGCTAAGTCAGCATATTGCGCAGAAGTTGCTTTAGCAAATACAGTATTAAAATAGTTTGTACTTGATCCGATGTTGCCTGTGGCATTGGCTTGACCATTTCTTATGTCTTTGGTAACAACAATTACACCAGTACCATTAGGTTCTAATGAAATATTGCCATTACTGCCAGTTTGTATTGACAAAGCACCTGTGTCAATAATACTACCACCTAATGTAATATTATTGTTAGCTGTTAAACTAGAAACAGTTGCTGTATTATTAGCGTTAAGAGTTCCTGTGTTCAACTCACTGGTTGTAGTTCTAGTAGTAAAAGTACCAGTTGTGCCAGACACAGCTCCGTTTGCAACTAATACATTAACTGTTGCAATACTGTTAGCATTTATTGTACCAGTGTTGAGCGCTGATGTTGTAGTGCTGGTTGTAAATGTTCCTGTTGTACCAGATACAGCACCATTTGATGCCAATGAAGCCACTGTTGCAGTACTATTGGCATTAATAGTGCCTGTATTCAAAGCACTGGTTGTGGTACTAGTGGTAAATGTTCCTGTTGTGCCTGACACAGCGCCATTTGATGCCAATGAACTTACAGTTACTGCTCCATTGGCATTAATAGGACCTGTAGCCAAATTACTTGTAGTTACTTTTGTGGTAAATGTAGCATCAGTGCCTGTAAATGTTGTACCACTAACTGTTCCATTTGAAGCTAAAGAACTAACAGTCGCTGCTCCATTGGCATTAATAGGACCTGTGGCCAAATTACTTGTAGTTACTTTGGTGGTAAAAGTACCAGTAGTGCCTGTAAATGTAGTACCTGACACAGCTCCGTTTGATGCCAATGAAGCAACTGTTGCTGTACTATTAGCGTTAAGTGTTCCTGTATTCAAAGCACTGGTTGTGGTACTAGTGGTAAATGTTCCTGTGGTACCCGAAACTGCTCCGTTTGATGCCAATGAAGCAACTGTTGCTGTATTATTAGCGTTAAGTGTTCCTGTATTCAAAGCACTGGTTGTGGTACTAGTGGTAAATGTTCCTGTGGTACCCGAAACTGCTCCGTTTGATGTAAGTGCATTTACTGTTGCAGTGCTGTTAGCATTCAGTGTTCCTGTATTCAAAGCACTGGTTGTGGTACTAGTGGTAAATGTTCCTGTAGTACCTGTAAATGTAGTCCCAGATACAGCTCCGTTTGATGCCAATGCATTGACTGTGGCTGTTCCGTTTGCGTTTAATGTGCCAGTGTTCAAAGCACTGGTTGTTGTGCTGGTAGTAAAAGTACCTGTTGTACCAGACACAGCTCCATTTGAAACTAATGCATTAACTGTTGCAGTGCTATTGGCATTAATAGGACCTGTAGCCAAATTACTTGTAGTTACTTTTGTGGTAAATGTAGCATCTGTGCCTGTAAATGTAGTACCTGACACAGCTCCGTTTGATGCTAATGCATTTACAGTGGCCGTGTCTGCGGTGCTGATAGTTCCACCTACACTCATGTTGTTGGCAGTATACCAACCTTTTAATGAATCACTATACCTCCAAAAAGAAACTGGAACTAAAGACCCATTATTACCTGCATCTAAACCTGCATCATTGATTCCTGCACTAGTGCTTTGATTATTAGCTACCGTAATATTTTTGTCATTAATTGTAACTACATTAGAATCTACAATATAAGTATTGCCAATTACTGTTAAATTACCATTTAAAGTTGTATTACCTGTTACTGTTAATGTTCCACCGATTGTAGCATTATTATTAACCGAAAGACTATCTAAAGTGCCTAAACCATTGGCATTAATAGGACCTGTGGCCAAATTAGCAGTGGTTACTTTTGTGGTAAATGTAGCATCTGTGCCTGTAAATGTAGTACCTGACACAGCTCCGTTTGATGCCAATGCATTGACTGTGGCTGTTCCGTTTGCATTTAATGTACCTGTGTTTAAAGTACTTGTAGTAGTGCTTGTAGTAAAAGTTCCTGTTGTACCAGATACAGCTCCATTTGAAACTAATGCATTAACTGTTACAGTTCCATTGGCATTGATAGTGCCAGTATTTAATGCTGTTGTTGTTACACTTGTATCAAATCTTGCTGTTGTGCCAGTGACTGTGGCCCCTGTAATCGTTGGACTTGTTAGTGTTTTGTTAGTCAAAGTTTGCGAAGCATTTGCC